AAACAATTACACTGGGAGCAGGACAAAACGAAGCAAGCTCTGGGGGTTCAGGTATTGTAGTAGATGGCTCTGGAGCAAGTCTTTTATGGGATGAAAGCAACGATGAATGGGACTTTAATAAGAGTATTAATATTACTGGTGATAATAAAGCAGTATTAGTTTCAAGTACGAGTCAAGATAAAATAGCATTTCTAGGTCCAAGAGGAAGTAGTGGTGATGCTGCAGACGAAGGACTATTCTATTTAAAAGATGGTTCGTCAATAGTTACTCAAATAAATTCTAATGGCAATTCATATTTTAATGGTGGTAAAGTTGGTATTGGAGAAACTAGTCCAAGGAACGTACTTCATGTAAAAGGAAATGAATCTGGAGCTCAGGTAGTTGAAATAGAACAGGATAATAATGCTGGTATTGCTGGAGTACATTTTAGTTTTAATGATACTACAGTTGCTCATTTAGGTATGGCTGGAGCTTCTTATACTGGTAATTCAGAATGGACTGATAAATTTTTTATAGGTACAATATCAGATAAAGCTGTTGTCATTTCTCAAAATGATATCGCAGCTATGACAATTGATACAGACCAAAATGTTATCATAGGTTCTGGACACAATTCATCGGCTCCAAGTCACGCTATTATAAAGGCAGCGGCCGCTTCTGGATTTAATAATACAGGAGGCGATTTAAGACTTTATGGAGGTACATCAACAGGAGATAATGCTGGAGGTGAAATAGAATTTTATACAGGGACTGCAGCTTCTTCAGGCACACAAGCAAATACCCCTACTGAAAGAATGCGTATTGATTCATCAGGTGACATTACTGTTAACAATGGTATTCTTAAAGGAATGTCACATTTAGAAATTAAAAATGACTATGGTACTGATGGTACAGCAACTTCTCCTCGTTTATTTTCACCAGCATCTGGAACATTAGCATTTTCTGCAAATGGCGGAGAGAGAATGCGTATTACCTCTGCAGGTAGAATTAGTTTATCAGACTCTGAAGGAATTAAACTATCTGCAAAAACTAGTGGTATGTATGCATTAGATGGAGCACTTTCCTATTATGGAACTGGTAATGGTGTTTATTTAAATGGTGCCGGCTCCAATGGTTGGTTAAGATTAAATGCTTCTGGGGTCTCTAATAACAGAACAGCTATTGATTTATATGGACAGAACCAAGGAGATTTAATTAAATTTAGAGCTGGTGATGACGATGTCATGACCATGCATGATGGTGGTAGGGTTGAGTTTAAAAAGACTTCAAGTAGAATAGCATCATTTGGTGTATCAGATGCTAATGATAAGTATATTTCATTTTATAATAGTTCTGGTAATTTTGATATAGGAACTCATACAAGTAATAATCATTATTTATATGGGCATGGTGATGTACCTTTAAAAATTTATACTAATCAGGCCGTAAGAGCTCAAATTGATGATAAAGGTATAAAACAATACAATCGATTTGTTTCAGGTACTATATTACCAACTGCATTTGTTGGTTGTGATTCTTGGTATGATTTATCAGGTAGATATTCTACAGTAGCAACAAACGGAAATGATCTAACAAGTTGTACAGATGCAAGTGGAGAAGGTAGGGCAACTCTAATTAAAAATACAGTAGCTACAGGTTCAAATCTTAATGCAACATTAGAACAATTTCCAAGCGGAATATACGGTTTTAGATTCGATAGAGCATCCTACATAACAGGAACTTCGCATACGAGTGGATATACTCCTCCAACAGGAACAAGTCCTCGAACACTTTGGTGTATCATTTATAATTTTCAAGAGCTTACTAGTGAGCCTTTAAACCATTTCTTGCATTATGGCACAAATACTACAAGTCAAGCTTATGGTATTGCATTTACTACTTCAAGTAATGAATTTGGGCAACACACTTGGGGAGGAAATGGAAAAGAAGTCGACGCTGATACAGATATTGCTGGAGGGTTTACAAATAATGGAACAACACCAAGAGATGTATACGTATTATTTTCATCATATGATGGGGGAACTGGTGAAACACGAGTATATCGTGGAGGCATGGAAGGAGTTTCTTCAATAGGAAGTATTAGTATTAATACAGGCTCTAACTATATATTACATGTAGGCTCAAGAATTTTTGCAAATAACAGTGATGAAAATTGTGATGCCGTAATCGGAGAATTCGGAGCATTTAGTAGAAGATTAACAACAAAAGAAATGGACTTAATGGCTTCAAGTTTATTACTAAGATGGTCATAGGAGATATTTAATGGCATTCACATTAAACAGAAGAAGCAGCAAATACAGAAGCCCTTTCTTGGACTTAATAAAAAACCCGCGTAAAGCGGGTTTTTCGTTTTAAGACTCTTCCGAAACTTCTTCAGGGTCTTTCTCAACTTCTTCCTTCAATCTAGCTGTTAAGCCTTCTTGAGCAATAAGATGTTGATCGTGTTCCATTCTATTCAATGCAATTTTTTGTTGCAAATTATTTAGTGACTGAACAATGTATTTTGCTGTATCACTTAAATCTGAAATCACATATTTTTTATCATCGAGAACCAATACTGGCTCTTCGTTGGTTACTTCTGTCGACATAATTTTCTCCTTTATTTAAAAATATCTTGCCAATTTCCTTGTGTACTAGCCTTAGCATACTCAGTAGCACGGTTTTCAAAAAAGTTGGTATGCTCAACGGCATTGATCTGCTGGTCTAACCAAGGCAAAGGATTATCAGTACTATGAAAAATTGCTTTCATACCTAATCCTAGTAATCTTCTATCAGCAATGTAACGAATGTACTCTTTTACTTCGGTTGCTGTAAGACCTTCAATCTCTGCATTCTCAAAGCAGACGTCAATGAATCTATCTTCTAGTTCCACTACTCTTTCTGCTGCACAATATACTTCGTACTTTAACTTGTCATTCCATATCTCAGGATTCTCTTGTATAAATGTACGAAATAGTTTCGACATTCCCTCTACATGTAGAGTTTCGTCTCTTATAGACCATGTGACAATCTGCCCCATGCCCTTCATTAAGTTATGACGTGGAAAGTTCAACAGAATCGCAAAACTACTAAATAGTTGCACCCCTTCTGTAAAACCACTATAGACAGCCATTGTTTTAGCCATCTCGTACTTATCTCTCATATTAAAATCAGTTAAGTACTCATGTTTCTCCGCCATTGCTTGTATCTCTGTAAACGCCTTGTACTCGTCCTCTGACTTTCCAAGTGTTTCCAATAACAAAGAATAAGCCTCTTGATGCACTGCTTCCATCGCAGCATAACTAACAAGCATCATTCTTATTTCTGGTTGTTTGAATGTTGGAAGATAATGCTTTGCATATCCACAACATACATCTACATCAGCCTGTGTAAAGAATCGGAAGATATTATCTACCAATGCTCTATTTGCTGGTGTAAGTTTTTCTTTATAGTCCTTTATATCATCTTGGAGTGGTACTTCATCAGGAAGCCAATGCATTTGTTGTTGTCTTTTATAAAACTCAAATGCCCAAGGATAACTAAAAGGCTTATAATAGTCTCTTTCTTCTAGTAAGTTCATTTATCCCTCGCAATTTAGACAATCTGATTGCTCAAAGATTATCTCTCTTTTTACTTTATTTGATACATTATCTGCACGACTAATCGCTTCACTTCGTAAATAGTAAAGAGTTTTCATATTTTTAGCCCACGCTAACATATGAATGTTGTGCAAATCCGCTTTGTTTACATCAGGCGGAAAGAATAGATTGACACTCTGTGATTGACAGATATACTGTTGTCTCATACTAGCGTGTTCCACTACCCATGCCTGATTTATTTCTACCGCAGTTTTAAACACTTCTCTTTCTTCATCAGTCAAGAAGTCTAAATGCTGACAGCTTCCTTTATTTGTAATTATACTTGTCCAAGTTGTATCATTATTCTGATTATACTTTTCTAGTACCTCTTCTAAAAATTTGTTCTTCATTAAGTAAGAACCAGACTTAGTTTTCTGTGTAAAAGCATTTGCCCTGTAAGGCTCAATGCTTGGACTTGTGTTTCCACAAATTATACTACTTGAAGCATTTGGCGCTATTGCGAGAAGATGAGCATTTCTTACTGAACATGAATCATCATCTGGACACGCACCTTTTTCTACTGCAAGTCTTTCTGTTTCTGTTTGAGCCTGAGTCTTTATATGTTTAAATATCTCTAGATTCGCGGCAGTTGCCATTGCACCTTCAAAAGCTATTCCAGCTTTCTGCAAATACGCATGGAATCCCATAGCACCAAGACCAATACTTCTCTCTCTTTCAGCACTGTATCGAGCTCTTTCTAATTCATCAGGTGCATTTGCAATGAAATAAGTAAGCACATTATCTAAGAAGCGCACTAAATCTGGTATAAACGCTGGATGATTTTTCCAGTCGTCATAGTACTCAAGATTTACACTTGATAGACAACATACTGCTGTTCTTTCTTCGTTTGTTGCGAGTGTAATTTCAGAACAAAGATTAGAGTGATTTACTTTCAGTCCTTTTCTTTGTTGAAACTCGGGTAAGTCTGCCTGTACGGCATCTTCAAACATTAAATATGGTTCTCCCGACTCCATACGATTCTGTAGTAACTTTACCCAAAGTGTTCTTGCACTTATTACTTTTTTAACTTCTCCACTATGAGGGTCTCTCAACTCCCAGTCGTCGTTGAAGTTATCTTCGTGAGCAGCTCTATGTATAATCTCCATAAATCTATCAGGAATTACTACTCCATGATGTAGATTGATACACTTTCTATTGACATCTCCACCCGTAGGCTTACGAACGTCTAAGAACTCCTCTATTTCGGGGTGAGACATGTGCAGATAAGATGCATAACTTCCCCTACGAGTTACGCCTTGTGAAAATGCAAGCATTTCCGCATCTACTACTTTCATAAATGGAATAACACCAGTGGACTCTGAGCCTTTCGACGTCTTTGTGCCTTGGGCACGAACATCGCTCCACCCGCCGCCGATTCCACCACCCATTGATGATAGATATGCGTTCTCAGTGTAATGCCCTGTTATACCTTCTCTGCTGTCATCTACATAATTCAGAAAACAACTGATAGGTAATCCTCTCTTTGTTCCACCATTGGATAACACAGGTGTAGCAAACATAAACCAGAGATTACTGGCATAGTCATATATACGCTGTGCATGTGCTTCGTCGTCTGAAAAAGCTTCTGCAGCTCGTGCAAATGCTTCCTGAGGACTCTTTTCATCCCCTACTAGGTATCTATCTTGTAGAGTTTTCTTACTAAATTCAGTAAGCATATTGTCTTTACTATAATCTATTTTAACCATCTTCTCGCCTTTTAATTATTTCCTCGTTTATAACTTGGATATTGTCTTTGCCGATTGCTTCTTCTGAGTAAGTGACTAAGTCCATTAACTCTACATTTAACAGAAGTTGCTCTGCATTTTCGTTTAGTGATTGTATGTATTTATATTTGCCTTCTATAGGACAAGCGTCATATATATCAAATACTGTACCATACTGTTCCATTAATTGTACTGCGCGTTTTGGGCCAACTCCAGGTATTCCTGGAACATTATCCCCTTTATCGCCAGTTAGACATTTGAATGTAATATAATCTTCGATTTCAAAGTCATAGTGTTCATCCCAATTATGTACTGTTGTTTCTTTTCTAGTAACAGTACTGAATCTTGAGACTTTATCGTTTATAAGTAAATCCCAATCTCGGTCAGATGAAATCATCCAACACTCATCAAAATTAAACTTATCTAAATTCATACTTATGTATGCTGCTATATCATCAGCCTCAACTCCTTTGAATTGTAGGACTGTATGTTTTTCTTTTAGCAAAGTAAGTGTATTACTAAACTCTGCCATAAACATTGCAAACTCTTTCTCTTCTTGAGGAGTTTGTTCTGCGTATTTTTCTTTACGGTTTGCCTTATATTCGGGTAATATAGCTTTCCTGTAACTACTACCGCCATCAGCAGTAATAATGATTGTACCTGCATTATATGATTTTGCTAAACTTTCTATAGTTCTAACATAGTCATATTTGAAGTCTAATACACCTTGATGTTTCCATCTAAATGCAATGTTAAGACCATCAACTATCAGCAAGTTCCCAATCGGAGCTGGGTCCCCAAGGCTTGAGAACGAAATCGCCATTTGTAAATTTTATCTCCTCTTTATCTAGCCAGTCTTCTAATATAAGAACGTATGCACCCAGCCAGGCAATATGCATATATCTTAATGTATTTTTAGGTTGTCTTACAGTTGCTACAAAAAACTTACCATGATTCTCGCGAAAGACGAGAAGCGGTTCTTGTTTCATTTGTTGAGCTTGTTTACAAATCTTACTCCACCACTTAAAGAAGTTATTACTCTTTTGTGTGAATATCTTTGAATCAAATCCAACATGCTTGTAAAATTTTACCTCTACACAGAAAATGTTATGTTTTCCATGTACTCTTAAATCTCCTTTGATCTTTCCACTGCCAGATCCTGGAGTTTGTTCCCATTTCTCTTGGGTTACTCTATCGAGAATAGAAATTACTTGTTGCTCTCCTCGATTACCTTTTTGTCTTGGATTAACCATCTAAATGACTAACCTTATCTTCTTTTATTACTTCTATTTTGGACAATAGTGGGTGTGTCCATCCATGTGATACTATGTAAGTATTCAAATTTTCCTCTCTTAGTAATATTTCTACTAGTTTCTCTTTCCCTAACTCATCTAAAACATTTGTTACTTCGTCCAGGAATAGGGCGTTTATTCGTGACTTTGATATACTACTCATTAGTTTTCTAATAGCGAGTAGAGTAGAAGTATTAACTCTTGCAAGTTCTCCTGCACTTAGTGCTAAGATATCTACTGGTTTACCATTGTCGTCTATTTCTACATTTAGTTTATCATTGAGTACTACAAACTCTAAACTGAATCTACCATCTGATAGTTCTGCTAGATATTCATTTGTAAGTTCTTCTAAGTCTTTTACTAAATTTTCTATTTTATAAGCAAGTAGTCCATTTGTGCTAAATGCTTTTTTCAATATTTCTATATGACCAAGCTTCTCTTCTACTTTAGATATTTCTTCTGTTAGAGAAGTTAGTTGATCTTCAAAATCTTGTTGTTGTTCTTCTATAATCGATATACGAGTATTATGTCTTTCTATTCTCTCATTCTCTGCTGCTACATCTTCCCAAGCATCACGACTATCTTTTATCTTTTTCTTCAGCTTAATAATATCATTTTTTAGTTGTTCTGCATCTAGTATATCTCCAGGAAGTGAGTTATCTATATCTCTAAATAAATCTTCCCACTCTTCTACTTTTCTTTTTGCAACTATTCTAATTGTATTTACTCTGTTTGCTTCTGTTTTTTCTTCTGTTAATTCTACTATCTGCTTATCATAGTATGCTGCTTTTTCAGAGTGATACTCTATTTGTTTTTGTACAAACTCTTCATCTATATCTTGATGACAGGTTGGACACTCGCCTTTCATAGTTTTATACTCTTTTAAAGACTCCGAGTGTTCATTAGTTTTATACTTTGCTAGTGTAATATTCTTACTTAGCGGAGCTACATCAAACTCTGTAGTATACTCCTCTAATTGTTCTTTGTAGGCGGTAACATCAATTTCACTTAGTTGTTCCTTTGTAAAATTATTTTTGTTAATTTTTTTATTTATTTCAGAGATATTTTCATATTCTATCATAAGAGAACGTAAAGTTTTATCATCTTCTTCCGACACAAATGGTAGATCGATCTTCGATAATAGTGATGTATCTTCCATTTTATTATCTAACAACCATTTATTTATTGTGTCAATTTTACCTTGCAGTCGTGTAGCTTCTGTTCCAGAGGCTCTTGCTAAGTCTTTAAATACTTCAAAATATTCCACGTAATTATTTAACTGCAATAAGTCTATCAAAAATCTTTTTCTATTTGTATCAGTAGCAGTAAGAAACTGCAAAGATGCATTGGTATTTTGATATACAATTTGACTAAAAGTTTTATGGTCAATTCCCATAACATCTTCTAGAGTCTTATATGTATTAGTAGCTGTATGGCTTGATATGTCTTCTCCATTCTTATAGAGTTTTACTTTTATATTACCTCTACGAACTACATCTATTTTATACTCATCATCTACTACATTCAGAGACAAAGATATATCATAGCCATTATTGACTTCACGATTTGGTATGTCTGCTTTTTTAATTCCTTTCGAGTTTTTATTGAAAAGAACTTCCTCTAATATGAGAGGTATAGAGGATTTACCTGTACCGTTAGTACCAACTAATTGTGTTACTACACTTTCGGTTAAATCTAACTCATTGTCTGCTCCATAACTGAAACAATTACTCCACTGCAACTTCTTTAGCGTAATCACTAAACACTCCTAAAATATTTTTAACTTTGTCCTCATTTAACTCTAGTATATAACTTAAATACTCATTAAGCTCTTCTTCCATTGACATCTCTTTATCTAATACTAGTGTTGCTTCTGTTTTTCTTTTTATAACTTTCTTATCAAGTAACTCACTGTTTTTGATATTACTTAAGTCTGATACATCACCTTCTATTTCATAAATAGTATGGTGAAAGTCTGTTTGTACCATTTCATCTTCACTCACTACTGTTTTTCTTAGTAGCTGAGGAAGGTCAAATTGATGCCATGTCCATTCCCATGTGTCATCAATTAATAGATAACCTGTCTTGACTATATTTCTATGAAATGAAGTAGTCATTGGGCTACCAGGATATATGATATTTCTTTGAGTATTTTCATGCGAATGTAAATCGCCTGAGAATACATACTTATATTTATCAAATCTTTCTAAGTCTACTTCCGGCTGTACATGGGGAGGTATCTCTCCACGAACATGGGTAAATAGTACTTCAGTATCTATACCTTCGATACTCTTTTTTCTATGTAGGTCGGCATATGGTAGTATTGCCCAATCCTCTTCATAGTAAGTTTCATCTATAACTTCTACAAGTGGATTAATACTTGTAGTTGCTTTCTTTAAGTTTGTAAAAAAGGTTTTGTTTTTACGAGTAGCTTCGTGATTGCCGTCATAGATAATTGTTCGTTTTGTAACTCCTTTTACAAAATCAAAATAAAGACTTAGTTCATCCATGGAAGGGACTCGGTCAAACAAGTCCCCGCCAATGATATGTAAGTCAATTTTATCACACTTTTCAATCTCTTGAATCTGCTCAAAAAACATCTTATAACGAGCGCATGCCCATGCTATAGGTACGTTCTTTTGTCCGAGTTTAATGTGCCAGTCTGCTGTAAATAGAATCATCCTACGAAGTCTTCTCCTGGTTGCCATTCACAACCTGTAAGTCCACCAGCTTTAATAGCTTGTAGTGTTCTTAAAACTTCGTTTGCATTTCTGCCTGTATCAAGTGCATTAACACTTACATGCTGTACTATATCATCTTTATCGATAATATAAGTAGCTCTGTAACAGACTCCTGCATCTTCATTTACTATACCTAGCTCTTCCGCAAGTCTTAAGCCGCAATCAGCTGCTAAAGAGTGTTTAATGTTTCCAATGAGTTCATTATCTTTTTTCCAAGCTAACTTACAAAACTCATTATCACCACTAATACCGATTACATTTGCTTCATTTACTAACATATCCATTCCCGCAATTTCTGTTGGGCATATGAAAGTAAAGTCTTTTGGATAAAAGTAGATTACTGTATAGTCATGTTTTAATGGGTCATAGTGTTCAGTGACTGAAACTTCTACGAACTCATTATTTGAATTTACGCCCTGCAAATTAAATGCAGGAAATTTTTCTCCTACTGTAATCATGATTCTCCTTACTTGATGTCAAATTCGTCGCTGATTGATTCATCAGGTGTTGAATTGTCTGCCCCTTCTCTTAATCTGTCGAGAAGCTCTTTCTGTGCGTCTGGAGTTGGTCTTGTTAAGATTTCATCCATAGACTTAAGATCTGCTACTAGAGACTGCTCATCTTCAGTTAGAGGTCTTGGTTTGCATTTTAATGCTTGTAATTGATACTCAACATTGTAAGCCATTGGTCCTGTCTTGACTCTTTTGAAGCATACATCCCACCCAGTTTCAGGGTCAGTTGGGTCTCCGAGGTCTTCCGCGGCTACCATTACTTGTTCCAGTAGTTTCTTCTTAAGATTTAAGACTTTGACTTTACCATCGTGAATACACTGAATTGCATAAGACCAACCACACTTAAGTTCAGGGTGGTATTCTCTTACCCAGTCTTTTTCTACATTAGTAAATGCTTCGGTGTTTCTGTCGAATGACAAACACTCGAAAGGTAAATTCTTTCCGTTTTCACCTTTTAGCCAGTATACATATCTTGGTAACATGTCACCGACCATTCTTATTTTATTATCGCCTTCTACATATTGGTAGCTATCGATTTTGTTCTTTTGGGCTTCGCCCTTGGCTTGATTAAAACTTATTGCCATTTCATTTCTCCTTTAGTGATTTCTTCAAATTTAAAGTGAATTCTATCCCCTTCAATCCAAAGTAATCTATTGCTTTCTATTATGTCCTTCTCACCTGTAAAGTATAGAAGGTCTAGAGTGGTATCTTTAGTTTTTTGATACTCAAAATAGTTGCGTAGTGACGCGATACCTGCGTACTGTGCAATCTCGCTATCCGAGTATCTCCTTCTTTGAATAAACAACGGCTCGGGGTTAACAAGGAAACTATGCCCATGAAAACTCTTTTGCCAGAACTTGAATATTCTATCGTGCCTATTAACTGGAGGCAGTTTGTATGTCAAGATGTGCAGGATTGTCAAAATATCATTGACGCTTCCATTGCTTTCTTTTTTTATCTTTTTCCAATTATAGAATAACATTATATCAAAAATTTAACCTCATGTCAAGAAACATTTTTCAGTCCTATAAGTAGGCAACTTCGTACCCTTGTTTCATGTAGTAACCCATTCTCGCACCTGCCTGTTTTCTAGCTGTGCGACCTTCTAAGTGGATATCTACGATTACAGGTTGAGGTTTGCCTTCGTATAGCCTTATTACTCTACCAATTAATTGTGTTAGTAGAGGTTCGTTGTTAATAGGTGTTCCTAAGATTAGACAGCTAAGACAGTCAACTGAAATACCTTCCGAAAATATACTTTGTGTTCCAAAGAGTATATCTTTTGTAGTAAATATTTCTTTTATCATGTCCCCTCTCTCTTCGTGAGGAACGTCTCCTGTAACGCATATTGCGTTATCTCCTACTAGTGCTGCACTTCTTTTGAGAAAGTCAACTCTGTCACTTACTACTAGAACTTTATGTCCTTTAGCAGCATAACCTGCAGCTAGTACTGCACATATGTTTTGGTACTCCCAATCATACGCTAATTCGTTGATTCGAGTTGCCCACGCAATGTTCGCTCCATCCATGAAACGAATACCACTTTGTACTACTTCAACGCGTGGTGTCAAATAGTTTTCTTTGGGTGGTTTATATACTGTGTTTGAGAAGTAGTCTCGAAATACAACATGCCTTCCGTCCTTTCGTTGCATTGTCCCTGTCAGACCGATCTTATGACGAGCCCTGTTAGAGTCAATAATGCGTGTAAAAGTTGGACTTGATACATGGTGCATTTCATCCAATATAATAGTACCGAACTCTTTTGCGATTTTCTCTTGATTTCGGTACAAAGTTTGCACGTTGCCAATGACAATGTCCCTATCGATTTCAAATCTACCCGAACCTATCACACCCGCCGAGACCCCGAAGACTTTCTTGCACTCTTTTTCCCATTGCGACCGTAGCGCTACAGTATGAGTAACAATAAGCGTTTTCTGTTTTAGTTTGTTTGCGATAGCTAAAGCTGTAAATGTCTTTCCCCAACTGACCCAAGCGTTAATTATAGCACTGCCTTGAATGTCGTCATATACCGACTGCTGTGATTGACGTAAAGCAAACTTAAAGTCATAACCTTCGATTGGTACATCATTCCGCTTATCTACTATCTCGTAGTCGTTTGGTATCAAATCCGTTCTTCCGATAGGTATAGTAACTAAACCTGCTCGAATTATGCCCATATTCTTTATGATGATAGGCGGATCTGTTGGACGTCTTGGCGGTATACTATAGGTGAGTTCTTCGTCAAGCTTTGCCTGGTATGTTGCACTTACTTCTATGAATATCCTGTTACTGAGGACTGCTTTCATTTAGCTCGTCTTCTGTTACACAATGCTCAATTCCATGGTAAGTATAGTAGCACTTTAAAGTTACTACTTCACCTTGCCCATTGTCATCCCAGTGTCTAATTACGTTTGCTATGATAAAGCAACAAGTAACAAGGTTGAATAACACAATAAAACTCCTAAGGAGAGCCACAATATCCGCTTCCCTGTCATATCCTACTTTCTCCCCTAATGATTTTGCCCATAATCTCCATAAGTTCATCTTAAACTCCTTAATAGTTCTAGTACTTCTTGTACTGTTGCGAGGTCTTGCTCGTTATCAGTATCTATTTCTATTTTTATTTTCATACTTTTCTCCAAGTATCTTTCTTCTTAATTTCTGAGAGTTCGTACAAGTAAGATGGTATATCTTTTAAGTACAGTACTCCTGCGTATTTTTCTGT